GTCTTGTGAAATTGTTAAACTTCCAGTGCTCCAATATGGCATGACGCGCATAACAGAACACAGGTTATTAATCAAGTCATAAGCTTGTTCTTGCGTTTGTATATAGGCGTTACAACTAAAGCGAGGTGAAAAGGCACCTTCCCCATTATCAACGCTTGTTGACGCATAACTAGAGGCCGCATAAAACGCCCATTTATCAAGTTGACTTGCAGTTATATGATCACCTAGCCCGAAAGTGGTATTAATTAATAATTCATGTAACAGCCAAGCCGGGTCAGATGTCCATTCAGGGTTAGTTTTAAACGTTCCATTCCATGCGCCTGAATAACTAATAGCGCCCGTAGTTACGTTTACTGTTCCATTCGCAGGTATTGGTACTTTGATACCTTTAATCCTGAACATTCTTTGTGGTACTTGCGGGAATTGTTCTGCATCAAAACGAATCCCAGAATGTGCAATTTGGTCATAAGATCTTTGTGTATCAATTAATTCTGTATAGCCTTGAAATTGAAACGCATCGGTTAATTTTGCATCAGTACTATCTGCGGTAACTCTTTCAACTTTTACATTAATTGTTGTCCAATCTGTATTAGTTGCGTCGAGATTTATCCTGTAATCTCTTTGATATAAACTCGAAGTTTTACCCGTAACAGTATCATCAATAATTACGGCATAACCGCCCGAATTGCTCCCGCCTGTATATTCCAAAGATATTTTTAATCGAACAGAAGAACCCGTAATATTTCCATCATCTTCAAATTTTTGTAGAACAGGGAAAGCAACAGTAACACGAATTGCAGTTACATTTTGATTCGTAATTGATCTAATTACTGGGGCGCTAGTTGTAACTACAACGCCAACACCTTTAACCGTTTCCTGGTCAGGTATGCCGGGAATATATGTCTGCGGGTTTGTTCCAAATCTGGGGTCAAAGGTTACATTTTGAAAGTTATAATCACCCTCTTGCACATTTGCCGGATCTGCGTTTTGTCTTAAAACTGAAGTGCCATTTAAGAAAACATCTTTTAATGCTGCGCGGGTGTAATTCGCTGTTCCTCTTGTATAACCGTGAGCGATAGCACTGGGGAAACCTTCAATTTCACCTTCTGATAAGACGTCAATAAAAGTTGCAAATTGCTTACTGCTTAAAGTATCGCTTGGTTGCGTTGCCTTGCTAACGCCTCGATCTAATGGGGTTAAAAATGGATCGCTCATGCTTGTCCCTCAACTTGTACGGTGTCAACACCTGCTGAAACAACAATCGAACCGCAAAAAACCTGACCAAAAGCTAAAGGTAATGCAGTACCAACCCTCGATACTTGTTGTATTCCACTAAAAGCAAAGTTCTGATTAGATGGGTTATTAATGCTTGCAATATTGGGCGGAGCTGGCGGCGGAAATAATAATTGTGATGCACCACTTAAAGCAAAAGAAATACCGATACTTGTTGAAATTGCTCCTAATGTTGTTGCACCTATTGAAATACCTGCTAAACCCGGTGCTAAATAAGGCGCTGCAATGAACGTCGCTGCTAACACAAATTTTCCAAACGTAGAATCCATAAAATCTCGTGAACCTGTTGCTACTGGAATAATTTTGATGTCTTGGCAACCACTCGGATCGTTTAACTCATCTTCGCCAATATCATATTCACCAACTTTTACTTTATAAACTTGCCCGCTGATATGTTTTTCTAACTCAGGCCAATTAGCAAGCAAAAACCGCATTGCCTCACCTGCACTATTAACATCAGCTAAAAAAGTACGAAACCCTAAAAACCTTGCAAGTTTTCCATAAACTTTAATTCGTTTCAACATGTCGGTACCTCTTCTTAGTTAATTTTATTAGATCTTCGTCGTATAACTCTCTACAAGATAGCTTTCTTATGCAGTGATGCAGTATTTCCTGATTTCCAATATATAAAGCAACGTGGTCAAGATTGTCATTTGCGAGCAAGACGTCGCCATATTGCAATTCTTCTTCTTCTTTTAATTCTCTAAATCCTGTTTCAAGTAAGCCCTTTTCAAACATAGGTTTTTCCATAAATGCTTTTATCGTCTTAGGTCGTTTCCACTTCTTTAATTCAATTCCCTTTTCTATCCGAAACCAATCATCAATCAACGTCCAACAATCTTGTACCGCCCATATCCAACGACGACCAATTAATTTATTTGGTTTATATCCCGTTGGTTTAAAGCTATTAATGGCCTTTGTGTTCGGGTCGATAATATGCCACGGCAACCCCAAATGTTCACAACTAACTAGATCGTTTTCACTTGCTTGCACTCCGCCTATCGGGTGTGAATGAATCAGACTTATAATTTCCCCGGTGTCTTCACAATCAGCCCAATCATCAGGATTTAACACAAAATAATCACCCGGCTTTTCTGCCAAATTTTTACAAGGCCAGTAAGTTTCCTTGCCTTTAATAATCGCAACAAGGCCGCAGGATTCTTTCGGCAATTCTTGTTTTGCGTGCTTAAACGCTGCCTCTTTCCAAGTCATTTCAACGTACCAAGAGCAGGAAATAAAACCCGTGTGCATACTCTTTTCGGTATCTTGCAATTAGCTAAATCAAGCGCAGACGCTAATTCAAACGTGACCATATCTCTATTCTCTGAAATCTTCCTAGTTATCGTAAATATTTCTCTGGGAAATTCTGCGTTAGGGTCAGGTGTTCCAAAAGGATTCACACCACCTAAAAAGTTATTTGCATCAAGGTATTTTGCAAGTGTTCTAATTCTGTAAAATTTAGCGCCACATAAGTCGTTGTTGGCCGTTGTATCGTTCACCGTTTGCATTAAGCTTGTTATCGTTCCAAAGATATTTGACACCTGCAAGGTTGGTCTTGGCATTTGCTTTGATTCATAACTAAAGCCATCGGCCTGTATTGGAAATCTTGTATAAGCGTTAGACCTCCAATAAATTTCACCATTGGCATTAAGACTACTTCCAGAATGGAAACGCCAAATGTTGTCTTGTCCATGAATTGCTTGTATTAAATGAACTTCAAATAATTCAATAATTGCGCTAGGCGCGGCGGTTTGCAAAGAACTAATTATCGCCGCAGATGTATAAACCTTTAAAACAACAGAATCATTTGTCGTTGGCGTGAGAGTAAAAGTACCGCCGATTGAAATTGTTGAATTAGATATTGCCGTTACTGTTGCAGTTTCCGCCGTTCCGTCTGCCCTTACGATTACGACTTCAGTTGTACCTACTATTTCAACGTCATTAACGTTTGTATTACTTGTCGTGACCGTTGTTGTTGTTCCCGCCGTGACTGTGCCTTCATATTCTGTTGGTTCTTCTATTGCAGGCGTTCCCGTTGTTGTGCCTACATAAGTGTCAGGGGTGAAATACCCTGTAAGAATATAAGAAGACATTATTTAAGTCTTAATACACCAAGGCATTTGTATGTTTTTGGGTCTTGACTCGCTACCGCTAGAGCTTGTATTTGTTGTCGTCGCACCCGCCGCATCTTGATGTTTAATTACACTTATATCATGTCCATGTGAATCGGTATCTACTCCTTGCGCTCCATTTGGCACGCCTCCATGCGTATGTGCGGAATTGGCATCAGCCTGTTTTGTACCAACATTGTCGCCAACATTTCCATCACCCCTATTCGTTCTACTTGATGCGTCAGGGTCATTACCTGCGCCATGATCCCAACCCCTTATAAATTGCCCTCTTAAATCTGGAATATTAAACGTGCTTGATCCGTCGCCTGTACCGTAATGCGTAGAAATAGCGCTAAATAGATCCGCATAAGTTGTACGGCTAATTGCTGCACCATTACATTCCAACCAACCACTAGGAATCGTTTCATGCGCATACGCCATCACGAAACCAGCCGGCACTAAATAACCAAGGTTGGTATCCATTTCTGTATGTGTTAGAGCTGAACCTTTCCCGGCTCTCGTAACGATGCTCATGGTTCCGCTACCTCTTTAAATGTTGCGCTTAATGTATTTAGGTTATACGCATCCATAGTAATGTTCCATTCTTCGCAAATAAACTTACTTTGATTCGCTCCCGTAGTGGGTGGTGTCCAATCAAAAGAAGTCACACCCTTTTTATCTTCTAAGAAAGAATTAATTGCTGCAACATCTGAATCTGTACGATTAGCAAATTTAAGACTCCAATTTTTTAAGTCGGTATGTAATCCAAACGAAACGGCTTGTCTATAGCCGTCGCCTAGTTGTGAAACCCTTGTTCGGGGTCGGCTTGTTTGTGCGGCTGAAAAATCAGGGGTATAAGAGAAAGTTGCCATTATGCGGTAAGTAATCCTCCGGGGCGTCTTTGCTTGATTAGCTCAGACTGAACAGCAATTGAAATTAATCGGCCTAGTTGATTTGCTTGTTGGTCATTACCTTGAACTTCTGTGCCTGACGCATCGACATTAACAACAACAGAAGTATTCCCGCCTAATTGATGATTCGGGGTTATGTTGCCGCTTGTTTTTGGTGTAAATATTTCCGGGCCTCTTTCTCCTACTAAATAAGAACTACCACCACGAACAGGGCCGCCCCTTGCTTTGGCGCCTGCAATATGTCCACTTAAATTAGAACCAACTTGTGAACCTATAGATGGGCCTTTAAATAAACCACCGATAAAGCTACTTAACGGGCCTGTTATTGATTGCTGTATTTGAATACGAATCATATCTTTAATCATGCTGTTTGCTAAATCTCTAAAAGAAAGTTTGCCGCCAGAAACAAACTCAACTAAGGCGTCTTCCATCCCTTTGATGCCTTTGATCACTACATCAGCCATTGATTCTCCAACGGACTTAATGCCATCTTTAAAGCTATCTAATTTTGATTTCATTTGTGTTCCGAAAGTTTTATCTAATTGCTCCCCAAATTCTTTAGCGTCTTCTGTCCCTTTATTAAAGCCATAAGCATCACCGGCTTCTGATTCTCCAACAGTAAGTTTCTTGAATATTTCCTGATTTCTTTTAAATCTTTCCATTACCCCTTTTGCATAATCTCCGCCCGGATCATCCATTGATTCGCCTTTAAACATTCTTCCAAATCTTCTTTTTAATCTGGCTAAATAATTTCCAACCTCTTCTAAGGCAACAGCCGT